CGCCGCGGTTGATGCCGCGGAGAGCAAGGTTGAAACTCCCCAGCCGCTAGCGGTGGTTCCAGGGTTGACGGTGATTTTGTTTTGCTTGCCCGTACCGTTGCCCGCTATCTCTGCTGCCAGCGTTCCCGTGGGTGAGCCGCCAAAGCGGTTACGAATAGTTGCGTTTACGGTGTTGTTAGAGCTGGAGTACACCGATAATTGTGGGTATGTCCCCGCCGACGATTTGCTATTGGAATCCAACATGCAATCGATCGTCCAGCCGTAGGCTCCATCCAGAACGAGGCCATGACGGTCATTATCCTGCGCAGAGCAGGCGTCCATAACACCCGAGTCGCTAGAGATGTAGAAACCATGCATCGTGGAGTACCACGATTTGCAGCTTGCAAAACGACAGTCGTCACCATTGACGTAGTAACCATGGTTACCCGACCAACCGACATCACAGTTTACGAAGTTGTTGTCGTAATCCGTATAGATACCGTTGCCGGTAGCATTACGAACAGTGACATTAGAGAAGTTGTTGCGACCTGAGTCCACGGTATGAACACCATCACCCTTGGTGTAGATGATGTCCACATTTTCGACGTGATGACATTCGTCGAAATCCTCATCGAGCGTATCATTATACGTGCCTGAAACTGTCCCGGAGAAAAGAATACCGTGGTTGGTAGTCGATGATTGATTCGCACTATTGCCGTGGATGCGGAAATCTTTAAGCGTCGTGTACTTGGCGTGAACGCTTCCATCGCGACGGTTCTTGATAACTGGACCAGTAGAGCTGGCTTTTTGAAAGATGCCACTCCCCTTACCGTGGCCTACGATCGCGGCGCGATGAGCTAGGACAATGTTGGAAACGACAGTCGTACCGGGATCGAGTAAAAGCGTGCCTCCGCCATTGGCTTGCGAACCGCCCTGAAACGTCCCCGAACCGTTTTGAAACTTGAACCCAGGTGTCGCGGTGGCTTGTATGGCAGTCATTGCGTCAGAGAACGCCGTCGTGTCGTCTGTGCTGCCATCCGTCTTGGCACTGAACTCCCGAATGTAGAAAAAACCGTTCTTTCCGGCTTCTATCCAGCTTCCTGGCGTTCCTGCTGACGTACACACGTAAACAATGCCGCGAGCATCAATGCAAAAATCGCGAACAGCCCATGTTCCGCTTGAGGGCGGACCCGTGCCTACGCCACCGATAAACCGCCCTAACGTTCCAGTGGCCTTGGCTCCAACGGTTCCACTAGCTAGAAAATCCACATCCGCAACGCGCGTCATCAGCCAACCGCCGTAATTCGAAGTTTATTCGTTGCATAGACCGTCTTTGCCGTCACTACTGCCCTGTTCAAATTGCCGGGAGGATGGTTCACTTCCACATCGATTTCATTTCCGGTATCAACCTCAACGGCTGTGATGGAAACGTTCGCTCCGCGGTTGTGGTCGATGTTGAATACGGTCGCCGATCCATTACCGATGAGGAATGTCTGACGGGTTACTGTCCCACCGCTGACGGCAGAGATCGCGGCGGTCATCTGTGTGAGATTGACTGCTTGCCCACCGCTTACGGCAGTAGCGACAGCTACAGGATTTGAGAACGTGAAACCCGTGCCAGTAACAGTTTGTGAATTGGTGGAGAGTTTGACGTAGCCCGTTACGGCTGGTCCTGTTTCACCATTGATCGACGTAAGCCCGGACCCAGTGTTCAACTGAACCCAGTTACCGAGAGTGGACGCAGGGGTGGCCGCCAATGCATACAAATGTCCGTCGTCGGCGCGTACAGCTATATCACCGGCGCCAGCAGCGAGAGCAAGCATCGCTGCTTGATTCGCTGCTTGGAAGGTGTTGCTAATAGATATGGCTGGAAGTTGGTTACTAGGTATAACGCCGCCAACAAGATCGGCTTTCAGGCCGTTGACGGCCAGTTGATCAACAATTGCTTGGCGAATAAGTGACCAATTGTCGTTGATGTATTGGCCCCAGGTGTCTTCTTCTGTGCCCTCGGTAATGACGTTGAGGGCTAGCGGAGCTGCAAGTTGAGTGACCGTCATTCGCCGAACATCCCCGTGCCAAATCCACCTTCACCAAACGCATCGTCGTCTCCCATTACAGGTGGCGGCTCCACGAATTCAGGAAGTGCGGAAGTCATGTCGTTATCTGGAACGTCCTGAAGATCGACGTGAATGCGATGTACGAACTCTTCGATGTTGTCGATGGTGATATTGAGATTGAATTCAGCACGCTTTTCCCAGAGTTTGAGGGCATCGATCATCTGATCAGAACGAGACGCGCTATCGAGCGTGAATACAGGGTCTTCAATGCCGAACGTCGGCACTTCCATGCGTGATCCCGTTGGCGTTGACAACACAATCTGTACGGACTGCGCAATCTCGTTATAGGAGTCCTGCTCGATAACGGCAAAGTCTTTCCCAGTGAAGCGAAAAGGGTAGGAAAAATGGGGAGTTTGAACAGTTACCATCTACAAAATTCCTATGCCGGAGTCCAAGAGATCAACCACCCTCGACTGACACCCTTACCTACAAATGCTACTAAGCAGAGGTCTCCAACTTCTGGCGGCGTTGTTGTACGTCCAAATCGCAAAGGGCCAAAGCGTTTTTCGATGCCGAATACTGAATTTGTCATCGTTGCAAAAGCTACGTAATTACCTACGTCGACAGAGACAATGTGACCCTCTTGCACGCCATCCACTTGATCTTGCGTAACAACGCGCTTTCCGGTGAGCAGTGATGCAAGACCATCGGATGTTGAATCGGCCATCAGTAATTGCCTTTTCGGAGATTGTTACCACGAAGCAACTTTTGGCCCGATACATATGGAACAGGATCGACGGGCGTACCCTTAAGCCGAAGTTCAAAATGTAAGCATGGACCGGTCGCATTGCCTGTCTGGCCACTTTGCCCAATCAAATCGCCTGCTTTAACGGGGAGACCCCTAGACGCAGCCAACACGCTCATGTGGCCATACAGGGTTTGTGCGTCAAAATCATGATCGATGATGATCATCTTTCCGTAGCCATTGGGATCGTTGTTGCCTACGAAGCTCACCGTTCCTGCTCGCGATGCATAAACAGGTGTACCGATATTGGTCCCGTAATCAACGCCTTTATGGATGTGCGTCGCTCGTTTTTCGCCAAATACACCAGTGATTTTCAAGATGCCCGTTAACGGACTTTTCAAATCCCCCGAACCCCAAACATCTCCCGTCTGTCGTAGTTGCCCTGTGGGATCAGATGCAGCAAGTTGGCCGCCGTCGCCGAACAAGTCAGAGATAATGCCCTGACTTGAATCAGGGGCTTCAGGTTCCGGTAATGCGGGTTCCGGTTTCTTCAGGGTGATGACAGATTGCGTAGAGAAAAACGAACGGTCGATTGATGAGATAAGCCAGGGATTCAAATGCCCCGACATTGCAAGGCTGACCATTGTTCCTGGTGGTAATTGCCAGCGATGCGAGCGACACAACACAGTCGCGGTTGCAGTCGACTTGCCGATGTCGTAGTCGTAGCCGATGCCACTCACGCCAGGAGACTCACGGTTGATGTTGATTTCCGCGGTCTTCGTTATGAAACCATCATCAGGTCCGACATATACAGAGGCTTGATTGTTCTGGTCGTAGTCGACATAACAGGTCCAGTTGATCGCCGCGAAAATCTTCTTGATCGCAGTCCACGTATCCTCTGCACCACCTAGCAACTTCTCTTTGTTCGACTTGTTACGTTGCGCCGATGTGAGCGTGGCGCCTGTAGTCGGGTCTTGCAGACCAGAAATGCTATTTGCTGCAGCAGTCGCTTCGGCCATGTATTGCTTGTAATAAACAGGACTGCGGGAATTCGTAAAGACTTCCCAGGGCGTGAATTTCCTACCGGCACCTACATACAGGTCATAGGCCATCTGCATGTTGGTGAGCGGATCTTTCCAGTTGTTATGAAACTTCTCCAATAACGCTTTGTGAGCAGACTGAATTTGCATAAGGCCGTAGTACTGGTTACCGTCACCAGGGTCATTTGTGGCTAACGGATTGAACTTTGATTCACCCTTGCAAATGGCAACGATTATGGGGAGGTCTCCCCCGTTCCATCCCGCCTTCCGGGCGTACCTTGCAACGTCGACGGCTGTGAGTGCTCCACCAGTTGATGATGTTGAACCGCCCGTCAGACTGATCATGTCTTGAGATTCGTCAGTAGCAACGGTGCCGCGAGCCAAAGCAACCTTTGTGACTTCACTCGTAGCGCCAGGCGATACGTAGACCTTGATCCAAGCAGAGCCGTCTTCATTAAGCAGTTGTCGTGCGAAATCAACACGCGTCATTGAACCCGCTTCACACTTTGCCGGTGTGATGTGCTTACGCATCTCGGCTACGGCAAGATCCTCGAACACAAGCGTAAGCGTCGATCCTTGTTCAGGACGCGAGAACTGGACCAGTTCAAAACCCTTACCGTCAATCTGTGCAGTGATGCGCTGATCGAAAAACCCCTTTTGCACGAACTGGTCGTCAGGGTCAAACAGTTGCAACGTCAACGTAGGAGCACCGTCTATGGTGCGTTTGATGTTTGCGCCGATGAGACGATTCGCTATGTCAGCGTCAACTTTCTGCCCGTCGAGCAAAAGGTTTTTTATCTCGACGTCGGCAGCATCTTCCATTGCCATTACGTTGGCAGCCTCAACACTTGACCTACAGCAATACGGTTTGGATCTCTGATGCCCGATAGACCCGCGATCTCTTTCCAACGGTTCGTATTACCGAGCTGTTGAGCTGCAATCTTTGAGAGTGTGTCACCGCGCTTAACAGTGTAGGTGCGTTGTTGTTGCGCCCCGCTCGCATAGCCCGTGTATTGCACGCCATAGGCAATGGCGAGTTTCGGGTTCTCGGCAATATCTTGCGCGTGTTGTTCTTGAAAACTTTGCTGTGCTGCGGCGGCAGGTGACGCAGTTGCCGCCGGGCTGGGATTGCCTTGAACGATCAGGTCAATGTCGTTCCATTCCGTCAACTCTAACTTCAGCTCGAAATACGACATCGCCCAATCGCTTTGTCGATACTTGGAATCCATCAATTCGATATCGGTCAATATCCAGCGAAGATCACTGAATGGAATTGGTCCGTCAGTTCGTAGAACGGTCGGCATAACGGGCAGATTCCCTCGTGCTGCCCATCCGTAAATGCGACCGAATTCGTCGCCTAGGTTGCCATCATTTTCAAATTCATCACGAATGACAGATAGCGTGACTTGCGCTGGAGACTCACTTGTAAATTCTTTGAGGTCCCGTTTACGTGGCCGCGTGATGGTGCTGTACTGCGCAACTCCACTTCCAGGCGTCGGCGTAGGGACCAGCGTGCCGAGCTTGAAACGGATTTCTGCATTCGGATAGGAGTCCGGCGTGATAGTCAGGAATGGCGCGCTCATTGACGGGCCAATCGGTCGTTGATCTTCTGCACGAGGATGTCTGTTGTGCGGTCAGCATTCAGTACATCTGTGCCACTTACGACAATGGAGCCTTGTTGGAAGACAACCTGACGGCCTTGACCTGATTGCGCCATCATCTTTTGAATGTTCTGATTGCTCGTTACCTTCGAACCACCAGGGAGGCTTACGAGTTCAGGGCCTTCTTCGCCGACCCACGCTGATCGCCGAGTGCCGACATCTCCACCACGTGCGTACTTTTGAATACCATTCGTTGTTTCGGTGTAGTGACTGCCGTCCTGTTTGATTATTCCGTCGCCACCATAGCGATCAGTAAGCCATCCGCCGATCTCCCAACCAGTTACAGCCGCAGTTGCTCCACCTGCAACGCGTCCGGCTGTTGATTTACCAAAACCTAAAATCTTGCTACCTATTCCAGGTTTTTTCTTGGCAGGACCCGCGCCAACTACAGTTCCGGGAACAGTCGTTGCAAGAGATGCGGCAGAAAGCGCAGTCAACAATGCCCGCGTTTCAATAATGAAATTTCGCAGAGCGATCAGTTTTGCAAGGACTGTCGTAATGCCATAAATAATTGCCCCGCCCGCAATAGCGGTACCCATTGCGTAAAGAAGCACCGACGCTGCCGTTGGATGATCGGCCATCCAATGCAAAATGCCCTGAAGATCATGAAGCCCGCCCACCACGAACGGCTGAAGCGTTTGCTCAACGTTTTTGATTGCAGGCCATAGCGAGTTCTGCCAAATAGCGGCGATGTCTTTCGACGTGTCGCGAATTGAGAACCAGATCGGCACGAGTTTGTCGCCCTGACCTGTTAACCCGCCAAGGTTCTGAACGAGGCCTTTCATTCCGCCTGTTTGAAAGCCTCTGTTGAGGTAGCCAATGGCAAAGACGACTTTTTGAACACCAGTGCCCAATTTGTCCATTGCCTTACCGGCGATAACAGCGGCGCGAGGCATGTTGCGCTCAATCATTTTTACCAACGGACCTAGAACGCCTGAATAGGAACCGTCACCATTGATTTTCAGCAACTTCCCTTTAAGCGCATCGATAACATTGCTGAAACTGCCGACAAGAGACTTCGACTGCTGTTGCATAACATCGCCGCCGCCCATCTTGCCCATGCCCGCAAGCAGAACTTGGACAGCTTCTGTGCTGGAAATACGCCCAGCTTCACTGAGCTTCTGCAAGTCCGCCACGGAACGACCAGATGCGTCCGCCAACATCTGCCATGCGCCAATACCAGCTTCCTTGAGCTGATTCATGTCTTGAGCCTTAAGGGTGCCAGACTGTTTCATCTGACCAAGAGCTGTGGTGATTCGGTCGATTCCCTCTTGACCAGTTCCCAACGCGGCTACGGCGTTGCCGACTTTGCCGAGTGTTGGAATAAGTTCGTCAGCTTGGAATCCCAAGGCCAAAAGGCGTTGTCCAGTGCCAACCAAACCAGTGAAGTTGAACGGCGTCGTTTGCGCGAACTTTTGCAGTTCGGCGATTTTGTCAGTAGCAGCCTGTTGTGAGCCGAGCAATGCTTTGTATGAAATACTCGCCTGTTCAATCCCGCTTGCGGTTTTCAATCCGCCTAGAAGCCCTGCGGCACCTGCCGCAGCGCTAACGGCTCCGACACGTGCGACTTGGCCAGTAAGTGAGACGGCCATACGACCAGCGCTTTGCAACGCGGCAAAAGAACCTTGCCCTAAAGACGTAAACGTACGACGACTTTTTTCTGCCTCTTTGTTGAGGTCGGCAATGGCGTTCTTAATGAGCTTCGTTTCGGCAACAGCTTTTGCCGCTTCACGAATACGAACACGTATGGAGAGTTCTTCGGTAGTCATCAGCCATCGCCACCAAACGCAAGACCAATACCGTTAGCTACGTTGATCTTGTTTTCGTGACGCCACCCGTCCATGGCTTTGGAAATCGTTTCCCGATATACGGCACGTTCTATGTCGTCTTCGATTTTCCAGTAAGCCATCGGGTCTAGTCCTAAGCACGCGGCCATCACGCCCCAATTGAAAGCGGGATGGCTCCTTATTCCCCCAGGAATGCCTCGTTGATTTCATCGCTGTTGTAGCCCGACCACTCCAAAACTTTGCGACTCAAAGCCGACAAGTCACCATCCGTCAAGAACAGCGCATCAGCGGTATTGCGTGCGCTTGGAGACTCGACGCCAAGATCGGTTGCAAGATCGGAGTCCGAGAAACCGTCGTATACCTTCTTGTCACCATCACTGAAAACAAACGTGACTGTCTTGCAAGTGTCGACTTGGACCTGAAGATCCCCCGTTTTAATGGCTACCTTTTCCTTGCCCTTCTCTCGCTTTGCAGCGATGTCGATGATCTTTTCGACGGTTGGGTCGTCGGCAGGTATGTAGGTCACAAAGACTTCTACGCCTGCTTTTTCTACCCAACGTGGAACGGGGTAGGTAACTTCTAGGTCGTTGAGCGCCTTTGAGCGAAGAGCCTTGATGTCTTTAATTGGTGCAGTCATGCGCTTGCCTTTTTGAGATCGAGAGGAAAAGCCTTATCCGAAACTGAATACTCTGATAAGATGGGGTCATGCGCACGGCTTACAAATGCCGGGTTTACCCGACGACTGAACAAGAAGCGCTGTTGAGCCGCACTTTTGGTTGCGTCAGGGTTGTATGGAACAAAGCTTTGGCATGGAGACACGAGCGATATGCAAGCGCTGGCACGAGTACCTCTTTTGCAGAAGCGAGCAGATTTCTCACTTCCATCAAACAACAGCCTGAATTTTCTTGGCTGAATGAAGTGTCGTCCGTGGCCTTGCAGCAGACTTTGAGAAATCAACAGTCTGCTTTTACGGCATTTTTTAATGGAGTGAGCAAATATCCCCGGTTTAAATGCCGAACTGGTCGGCAAAGCGCTCAATTCAGTAGATCGGCTTTCCGTAAAAAGGATGGAGAGATTTGGCTCGCTAAGTTCAGCGAACCACTGAAGTTTGTCTGGTCGTGGCCAGACATTGATTTTGTAGAACTTGAAATAACAAGCTTGACCATCTCGCTTGATCCTGATGGACGTTGGTACGTCTCGTTTTCTTGCGATTCTCGGATTGATTGTTCTTTGACACATAATCAATCCGCTATCGGAATTGATCTCGGAATCAAAGATTTTGCAGTTACCAGCGACGGCGAAAAGATCGCCAATCCTCGGTACTTGGAGCGCAAACAGAAGAACCTTGCGCGCTATCAACGACGGATGGCGCGGTGTCAAAAAGGATCGCAAAATAAGGAAAAGGCCCGGAAGAAGGTCGCTCGCGCTCATAGAAAAATACGATCCGCACGCACTGATTTTCTGCATAAGACTTCGACGCAACTTGTCCGTAATCACGGTACCTTGGTCCTGGAGGATTTGCACGTCGCTGGTCTTATGAAAAACCGGTGTCTCTCGAAAGCGATTGGAGATACTGGCTGGACGACATTTCGACAAATGATTCAATACAAAGCTAATCGTGCGAATCGAAGAGTAATCACGATCAGCCGCTGGTATCCCAGTTCGAAGACCTGTAGCAACTGCGGACATCTGCTCGACAAACTTTCGCTCTCTATTAGGACGTGGCAATGCCCGTCCTGTCGCACTCTGCATGACAGAGATATAAACGCGGCCAAGAACATTCTGGCGGCAGGTCTTGCCGTAGGAACTGGCAACAGTTCCCATGCCTGTGGAGGTGATGTCAGTCATGTTGGGCCGACCCAAGTGCAATCGCCAGCGAAACAGGAAGATGTGCGGGTGACCGCACAATCCCTAAATTTTGGGGACTAGTCAACCAATGTTTCCGTTCGTCGCGATCATTACCTCGTAAAGGTCAGGGTCATCGGACGTGGAATCAACATCGGCACCTGACACACGTTGCAGGATGCCGCTGTAAACATTGGGGGGACCAAAGACATTGGCGTCTTCGTCCAGAGGTTGTTCTTTGACGACAGCAGTTGCGCGTCCTCGAACAGAGTGCAGAAACTTGATCAACTCAACATCATTGCGACCAGCACGCTTTTTCTTGCGCGTCACAGTAATGTCGGTAACAGTGGGATTGCCACCGGTGACTTCTTCATCACCCATACCGCCAGGACGGTATTTACTTACGCCGCTATCGGCATCGCCACCGGTTTTCTTGTCCCAAATACCGCAGTCGCGAGTAACGCCGCGGTAGGTAACTGACATAGTGACGAGATATTGAGACTTAGCCATACGGGGTCCTTAGAGGCTTTCCGAGTTTGCGACTTTGACGATTTCGATAACCACCAATTCGGCACAGCCACTGATACGAACCGAAACAACAGCGTGAAGTTCACCGGCAGCGATAGTCGTTGGTGTGTTGACTGCGTCGGAGACGTCTACGAAATACGCCTCAGCAGCAGTAGCGCCATACAAAGCGTTTTGCGAACGGAACTTCTCGCAGACAGCAATCAGTTCCGACCCAAAGTCGGAGATGGTGTGGCCCTTGCCATCAAGAATTTCAAATACAAAGCGGTCAGCAACGTTTTGGAATTCCGCCACCAACGCCATGCGAGTACGTTGCACACCAAGGCCCGTCCATGGGCCGTTGCGCAGTCCTAACGTCCGGTAGCCGTAGAGCTTCAATTGAGTGTTGTGGATGCGAATGATGTCAACACCCGCTTCGTTCAAATCAGAACGATCGGAATCACTAAACCCTGGTTGCGTGAGATCCACGACATAACGAGCAACGCCTTTGTTACCCGCCGCTGGTGACACTGGCCCATTAACAGCGTCATTACGAGCAATAAGACCAGCAGCAAGTGCAGACGGAGCAACGGTGCGAGGAGTCGTCGAGTCGAGAACACCAGGAACCTTGACCCATGGGGCAAAGATGGCTCCGTATTCATTGCCATCAAGCTGAAGTCCTTGTGCTTCCACAATCAGTGTTGCTTTGGTAGGCGTGTCCGTTGCATCCAGCAAAGCAACACGGTTGTTCAAAACAGCGTGGTTCAAAAGAGCGGTGCGCGTGTTAGAGGTCACAATGCCAGGAGCAGAAACCTGACCAGGTCCATAAGCGGCAGAGAAATACGTCAGCGCGGTAGTGCGGAGAGCATCATTCACGCCTGCTTGGTCATCAGCGCCACCCGTTAGGGCTTGTGCAGCAATAACGGCAGGATCGAGACCACTAGGCGAAGTCGGAGCCGAAATAGTCCCCCACTTCGATGACCACGTGTAGGCGGTCGCAGCGGTGTCGAGTTCCTTGGAACGGTCAACTTCTACGCCGTTGTAATACACAACGATCACAAACGTTCCAGCGGTTACACCGGCAACAATGGCAACGGTAACGGCGTTGCCCCATGTACCAACGCTGGATGCCGTGAACTTAATAGAGTTGCCTGCAGATCCGTCCAGAAAGGTTTTGCTTGCAGCAACAGCTGAAGGACCTTCAGTGCGTATTACGTAGGCTTGGGAGCCGCCTTCACGAAAGAACGTGTCAAGTGGGTCATAGAGCGAGTAGGTTGCTGTAGCGGTAGAACGAGCACCGAAATAGGTTGTGTAGTCGTTCATGGAACGCAGCAATGTAGGAACCGTGGTGGAACCCTTTTGCGCAGTTCCGACAACGAACCATGTACCAGTATCAGTGGGAAGACCGCGCGGTGTTGGAGCGGTGCGAGATGAGACAAGGATGCCGGGACGGTAGGCAACGGTCATTACTTGGTGCCCTTCTTTTCGGCGTCTTTGTCAACAACGACAAGAGCGCCGGATTCGGCGTAATTGATAGCTGTGCGATCCCACGTCACTTCTGCTGTCTCTGCAACGCCAAGGATGCAGTCAGACAGGGGAATCGATGTTCCCGTCATGTTCGTAACGGTCTTTTTCTCGCTCACGCTGGCAATTCCTCTACGTCTATGTCGACGGTTTGAACCAAGCCAAACGGGCCAGGATCGATTTGCGGATCCGTAGGCGGAGTGCTAGGACCACTATTAGAG